GATAGTGAATTTTACAAAACAAGCCTATTATTAGATATCTACAATAACTTATGATTCGAATTAAAAATTTAACTGTTAAAAACTTTCTGAGTATCGGAAACGCTACACAAGCTGTCAATTTTGATAGAGAAGATCTGACTCTTGTTCTCGGAGAAAATCTTGACTTGGGCGGTGATGGATCTCGCAACGGATGCGGAAAAACAACATTGCTCAATGCATTAAGTTTTGGATTATATGGATCGGCTTTATCTGATATTAAGATTGGTAATCTCATAAACAAAACTAACGACAAAAATATGCTAGTAAGTGTTGAGTTCGAAATTGATGGTGTCGATTACAGAATTGAAAGAGGTAGAAAGCCAACCGTTTTAAAATTTTATAAAAACGGTGAAGATTTATCAAAAACAGACGAAGCTCAAGGCGATAGTCGAGAAACCCAAAAAGAAATCACAAAACTCCTTGGTCTTAGTCACGAAATGTTCAAACATATCGTTGCTCTAAATACCTATACCATTCCATTTTTATCTCAAAGAACAGCCGATCAAAAAAATATAATCGAAGAATTACTTGGAATTACTGTTCTAACCGAAAAGGCTGAATTGCTAAAAATAAAATCAAAAGAAACAAAAGATCAGATTAAAGAAGAAGAATTTCGAATTAATGCAACTATTAAAGCAAACGAACACATCCAAGAACAAATTTCTGCGTTAAAGAGACGACAAAAAATATGGATTAAAAAGAAAAACGAAGATATTGCTGAACTTACTTCAGCAATTGAAAAACTCATGAAAGTTGATATCGATGAAGAAATTAACAAACATAAATTTATTGCTGAAGAAAAAGAAAGAGCAAAAGCCGAATGGTATAGATTATCTGAAGAAAAACAAAAAGAATACGACGAAGCTATGGCTTTGTATATAACAGAAAAAGAAAAAGTTACTCAGCATAATGCTAATATCGCAAAGCATAATGCCGAAATCAATGAATGCAATAAATGGCTTGAAAAAATTTCAAAAGACAATAAAATAATTGAAAAACGAATTAAAACTCTGCAAAAAGATATTGAGTTACTCAATGATCATAAATGTCATGCTTGTGGTCAACCTTTGCACGACACCAAACAAGAAGAAAATAAAAGTGCAAAAGAAAAAGAATTACAAGAAAATATTGCACAATTATTATCAAATCAAACACAGGAAAATGAACATTTAGAAAAATTAAAAAAATTAGGTGATCCTCTCGAACTTCGAAAAATTCCTGAGCCACCACAATTAGAAAAGGTTAGCCCAATAAAACCAAATCTTCCAGAAACTTTTTATAGTTCATTGGATGAAGCACTTGAACATAAAACGTCACTTGATTCATTGTCAAAACAATTAGAATCATTGTTGAAAACTGAAGATCCATACGACGAACAAATTAAAGAAATGGAAGAAACGGGGTTACAAGAAATCGATTATTCGGAAATTAATCGATTAAACGAATTACTCGAACATCAAACATTTCTTTTGAAATTATTAACAAGTAAAGATAGTTTTGTTCGTAAAAAAATTATTGAGCAAAATTTGGCGTACTTAAACAGTAGATTAACATACTATTTACAAGAAATCGGATTACCGCACAATGTAAGATTTATGCCAGATTTATCAGTTGAAATTACTGATTTAGGACGTGAACTCGATTTTGATAATTTATCAAGAGGTGAGCGTAATAGACTTATATTATCACTAAGTTGGGCATTTCGCGATGTTTGGGAAAGTTTATATAATCACATTAATTTATTGTTCGTTGATGAATTAGTCGATAATGGTTTAGATACTAACGGTGTTGAAGCAGCAATTAAAATTATGAAGAATATGGCTCGAAATAGAAATAAAAGCGTATGGTTGGTTTCTCATAGAGACGAACTTATAAGTCGTGTACACAATATAATGAAAGTTATTAAAGAAAATGGCTTTACAAGTTATGAGGGGTCAGTTGAATAAAATATTCATATCTCTAATTTCTATTTAATAAATAGAGATATGGATATAGGACATTGGACTGCACCATTTGAATTTGATCCTGAAGATTGGTATGGCTTCATATATCGAATTACTAATACACAAAATGGAATGCAATATATTGGCCGTAAACAATTCAGAAATACTCAACGTAAAAAAGTTAAAGGCCGTAAAAACAGGAAAAAAATAATTAAAGAATCGAATTGGCGTGAATACACGTCAAGTTCACGCCAAATAAATGAATTAATTAAAAAATTTGGAAAAGAAATTTTTAAGTTTGAAATTATAGAGCTATGTAAAACTAAAGGCGAACTAACTTATAGAGAAGCCGAAATTCAATGGGAAGAAAAAGTATTATCAGCTACTCTACCAGATGGATCGCCAAAATACTATAATGGTAATATTGGAGCAGTTAAATTTAGGTTGAATAAACAACAATTAAACGAAAGGTCTTAATTTAGGTTTATTAGTTAGGTTTATTAGTTAGGTTTATTATAGGCACCCAGCCAAAATGCACCCAGGAGAGGTGTGGGAAAAACTTTAGGTCTCTACTTTGGTCCATAACACTATCGATAGCTGTGGCGCGGGCGGTTGTTACGCGCTGGTGAATCCTTTCTGATGTGAGAAGGTAGCCTAAATGCCCTGGGCGATAGCGGGGTTAGCAGTCACTACCCAAGACCAATGGATGAGTGTGCGATATGCCTTTCATAAAACGCGCCTGACTGTGAACTTTTAGGATGATAGTGTTATGGGCTAAAGATGGCGGCTCTGTGAAAAAGATACAACCGCCGGCTTTCTATTTGCTGGACTACGTGAGGTGAATAGAAGGTCCCGTTGTGAGAGTCGGGAGTAGGGGGTAGCGGGCGACCGCCTCCGTGCTGTTTTACAGTAATCTCCTATCACGTAGACATTACTACCGGCAACTATACATAGTCACGGATTGACGTTCCGAGTCGACAGGGCCAGTAATCCCAATTTCCATGAGTTCGTTGAAAGACTACGGCGAGAAAGCGGGAGGTGCCGCGGGACAGGAGTGTATGGGTTTTAAAGCTATGGAGGTAATGGGCGAAGGGCGACGGTGAAAACCTTTGTACTTTGGTCCGCCCGATGACGGGCGGAGTATGGCTCTTGGCTCTGGTGAAGATTGGTCTCTGTGTATTATTTAAGGCTAAGTCTGTCTAGAAAAAATATGAGCTCGCGCACAAAGTAAGCGAGCGAATAGATTTGCGTAGCAAATCTCCTAAATGAATGAGATACCTGTCTTAGAAGTTATTTCGATATTTTCTTTTACGAGTTTAGCAATCTTTTCACGTTCTTTTGGCGACATATTCAGAATATCGTTATATGTCACTCCACCTCTCATTGCCCAAGCTAATTCGATTGCTTCTTCGCGTATGTCAAATGCTTCTTTTTCGAGCGATTCAACAAAACTCTTAACCTGCTCGGGCGTTAATGTTAAGAGTTTTGTTCGAAAAAAGTTGCAAAATCAATAAGGAAAGGTTGTGTGTATTCGTAGCCACAATCATCTTCTGGGCACTTAATTTTTAAGTCTTCAAGATCTTCTAATGCTTTTAACGCAGCAAGATGATTTTTAATATCTTCGAAAACTTTTGTGTCACAATTACGCAAAAAGTCTTGTATATGTTCAGAATTAGTAACTATAGCTTCGGGTGTTTTAATTGATCTAATACTTGCTGTAATTGCATTTAATGTGTAAGTTGAAATTTTCTTAAATGCTTCAGTTAAAATTTCGATTTTTTGATCATCAGTTAAATCATCGTTATTTGCTAATTGTTCTAATCGAGCTTCTTCAATTCCAATCTGGAAACTATCCATTGAATCTTTATATGTCATTGGCTTAAAATAAATTTCTAAATCGCCAAAACGCAAAGGTTCATCATATAAATCAATATTTGCATCTTCTTTTAGTAGATGGTGACAATTTATTGTATATGTATTAGTTGCATTGCATTTTGGACATGTTGATGACACATCCATTTCTTCACCGTATGTTGCGATTCTAATTGCAACTAATAATGCATTTAAATCAAATGTTAACATTCTCCAGGGATCATTAAAAGCTGGAACACAACTTTTAACAATTGACGGAATTGCAGATCCATTGAATAGTGCGTCTGGGGTTTTATATGTAATTTCGTCAATTGCAGTCATTGGATATATTGGTAATTCACCAGTAGGTGGCATATCAAGTACGCCTTCTTCGTAAAATTTACCTTTGCTTGGTAAAGGTAAATGCATTACCGGTTGTCTAAAATATTGTTTTAGTGGATTTTCGCTCATTTGTTTTTCCATAAATAGTTAATTATATACATATTTATAATGGTAAAATTATGGCTGAAGAAAATAATGTTAATGATAATCTAAGTGGATTAAACGAAGAACTCTTAAAATTAATCCAGTCTGGTGACATATCAGCAAAATCCCTAAGAGATTTAGCTAAATCAGCTGCTGATTCTGATGATATGATTGAAATGATGGGTAAATCAGCAGCTAAAATGGCTCATGAAACAACTAAGTTTCTTGGCTCAGTAGCAAAAGGAAATACGTCAATGACGTCAATGCAAGGCGTTGTTACAATGACCAGTGATGTATTAGCTGGTGCAACTGAAGCCATTGGTGGTTTTGCTGAAGCCATTCCAATAGCAGGAAAAATTATTTCTGGCGCGGCTAAAGCCGCAGCGAAAGCTATGAGAATGGCAGCAAAAGCAGCAAATTATGCTATTGAGCGTTTTCAGATAACATACGATAACTTCACTAAAATATCGCAGGTTGGCGTCATAAACAGCATGACTGAACTGCGTAACGAGTTTACAGCAGCACAAATTCCACTTGAAAAATTTGCAGCAATGCTTGGTAAAAGTGCAAAAGATCTTTCATATATTAGCGGTGCTGCAATTAAAGGTGGAAGAACATTTGCAAGTGTGATAAGCCAAATGCAATCAGATATGGGCATGCCTCTTATGCGCCTTGGTTTTAGCATTGATGAAATTGGCGATACCATTATTGACTTCCAAAAAATGCAAACACTTATGGAAGGTCAACGACGAATGACCACAGAAGAATTAACTCAATCGACTATTCGATATGGTAAAGAGCTTGATTTAGTTGCTAGATTAACTGGTCAGAACAGACGAGAGATTCAAAAAAATCGTGAACAGTTAATGGCAGATAGCAGATTTGCTGCCTGGGTTGATTCTCTCGGTGGAAAAATGAATAAAGCTGTAATGGATACTATTGGAGCAGTTAAAGATTTGTCGCCAACTTTAGCTGAAGGCATGAAAGATCTATTTTCATCTGGTGGTGTAGCTACTACACAAGCAGGCAAACAGTTAGTGGTATCTGGAATACAACCAATAATTATGGAAATACGTGAAGGCCTGATCAAAGGTCAAATGACTGTTGCTGAGGCACGTAACCGACTTATCGAAGCTGCAAATAACGAAACAAGAGTTGCATTTAGAAATATTACACGTTTCACAGGTGATCTTGGAAAAGCTCTGCCATATGGTGAATGGAATAGATTATCAAAAGCTACTAAACTTACCAATGAAGAAATTGAAGATTATCTTAAACAACAAAAGAAACAATCTAAAGGAGCAGACGAACTTACCGATAGCGTAGCACACACAAACAAAGAATTAAATCGTCTTAATGCAAATCTTGATGCAATGGTAAACAGCACAGGATTTCTGGTAAAAACAATGGATGTTTTCGCAACATCAATGAATCAGTTTGTTGGATTCATACGAAAAAATATCTTAAACGAAAGCGAAGAAGATATTCTTGCAGCTCAGCGAGCTAGAGATATGCAAATACAAGCATTAAGGTTAGGATTAAAAGGAAAAATTGTTGGTGAAGGTGCTAACACTAGATTTTCTATAAACCCAGAAGAAAGATTATCAACAGAAAATAGAAGACGTGAACTCGAAGCTCAAATAGCTGCATTAAGAAATCCAGACGGTAGAGTTCCAACGCAAGAAGAAAGAAGAAGAGAATTGGCTCTTCGTGTGCAATTAGAAAAGATTAATAATAGGTTACAACTTATCGATAGATTTACAAATAAAGTTAATGCCGAGAAATTATTTGATACAGGAAAATCAATACTTACCAGTAGAGATGTAATGATAAGAGAATCTATAAAATATGCACTTAGAGAGGCTGGGCTTAGAAAAGAAAAGAGTTTTCAATTTTTCAGACCAGAAGAATGGAAGAAATTAAACGAAAGGCAATATGTAGCAATTCAGGAAACAATAAAAAGATATCAGAGTTCTGGTACTTTAATAAAAAATCGAGAAGCATTAGCTGCCGAAATCAAAGGAATTATATCTGGAGGAGTCAGATATAAAGAAGATTGGCAAACACAAATTCAATTAATGAGAGAATACACTGCTCAGGCCCGCGAAACCGGAAAATATGATAGAGAAAAAGCACAAGAAATGGTTGAGACATTAAAAAGACTCGAAAAACAACTAAAGGATTTAAATATTCATACTCGTAAAACAGCAGATGAAGTTATAAATCAAACCGGAATTCTTAAACAGCGAGCAAAATAATTCATAAATAAAAGCATGACTTGGCGTAAACATTTTAAAGTAGCAGATACATCAGGACAACTTAGTCCTATAAGTGGTTATAAAGCAGCATCAGGTGCAGTTAATTTTAGCAATTATCAGAGTACTTTACCTGAGGTTTATGCTGGTCATCCAAATCGTATCGAAAGATATAATCAATACGAAATAATGGATATGGATAGCGAAGTAAACGCTTGTCTAGATATCATCGCTGAATTCTGTACTCAAACTAATGACCACAATAAAACATCATTTGATATAACGTTTAACGAAGAACCAACTGATAACGAAATTAAAATTATTACTCAACAACTTAGATATTGGGTAAACTTAAACGAATTTAATAAAAGAATATTTAAAATAGTTCGAAATACACTTAAATACGGAGATCAAGTATTCATACGAGATCCAGAAACATTTAAATTATTTTGGGTTGAACCGATAAAAGTTAAGCGAGTTATTGTTAATGAATCCGAAGGCAAACGTCCCGAACAGTATATTATCGAAGATATAAATCCAAATTTTGAAAATCTTACTGTTGCAGCAAAAACAATTACAGATTACAAAACAAATCCACTTAGTGGCGGTTATACTGCACCACAAACATACACTATTCCAGATATGCCAGCTGGAAATGCATCTCGATTTCAAACTAATTTCAAAGAATCAGCGATTGATGCTAAACACATTGTTCATTTAAGTTTAACTGAAGGTCTTGATTATAATTGGCCATTTGGGCAAAGTATCCTTGAACAAATATTTAAGGTTTATAAACAAAAAGAAATGATTGAGGATGCTATACTTATATATAGAATTCAACGTGCTCCAGAACGTCGTGTGTTTAAAATTGATACAGGTGATATGCCGGCACACTTGGCTATGACATTCGTTGAACGTATTAAAAACGAAATACATCAGAGACGTATTCCGTCATATAATGGTGGGTCAAGTATTTTAGATGCTAGTTACAATCCTCTTTCAATAAATGAAGATTATTTCTTTCCACAAACCGCTGATGGTAGAGGATCATCGGTTGAGGTACTACCAGGTGGCCAAAATTTATCTGAGATTGATGATTTACGCCATTTTAACAATAAGATGGCCCGCGGATTGCGTGTACCATCAAGTTATTTGCCATCAGGACCTGACGAATCGGATATTGCATTTAGTGATGGGCGCGTTGGAACAGCATTAATTCAAGAATATCGTTTTAATCAATATTGTGAACGTTTACAAAACTTGTTAATTGATAAGTTAAATGACGAATTTAAACTTTTTTTGAGATGGCGAGGATTTAATATTGATGCTAAGATTTTTGATATTAAATTTAACCCACCACAAAATTTTGCAAGTACGCGACAAGCCGAAATGGACTCATTAAGACTTAGTAATTTTAGTGGAGTAGCAGATGTTCCGTATATGTCAAAACGTTTTGCTCTAAAACGTTTCCTTGGTTTAACCGAAGACGAAATGCTTGAAAACGAAAAACTATGGCGAGAAGAAAATAACATGCCTGATACTGAAGAAATTAAAGGAAGTGATCTTCGTAGTGTCGGTGTTTCTCCAGGTGATATAGAATCTGATATAGGTAGTCTTGAGGGGCTAGAAGCTGAATTAGGTGGAGAAGAAGCAGGTCCAGGAGGCGAAGAAGCCGGCGAAGGACCAACTCCGGTTAGTGGCGAACTTCCATAAATAAAGTTATGATCATTAACGAAATATACGAAAAAGCTATACCTGGATATCAAGATATTGAAGATGACCAGACAACAAAGTATGCCTTGCGTCGTACACGATTAACTCTGAGACAACTTAATAAATTAAGACGAATGAACGATATTCGTCGTGTTGAAAAAGAAGAAAAACTTAAAAATATCAGAACACAATATGGCTCATCGCCCGAAGGCGGCGGCGAAGAATTGTTCTAAACCCTCATTTTGTAAAAAGATCGCCCTTTTTTGCACTTAAAATCCCCTTTTTTTAACCTTCCTATTAAATAATATGCATAAAAGTATATACTTTAGGAGAATTCAAGAATGAACAAATTTGAACAACTTATTGAATACGTGATCAATGAAGAAGATGCGAAAGCAGAAGAACTTTTTCATGAGATCGTAGTTGAGAAGTCACGCCAAATCTATGAATCATTGATGGAAATGGATGTTGATGATGAATTGGGTGGCGACGAAGCAGATGATTTAATTAACGATATCTCTGTTGACGAAGAAGGTGTTACTGAAGATGATGATCTCAACGACGAAGAATTAGATCTTAGCGGCGAGGAAGACATGGACTTTGGTGACGAAGAAGGCGAGATCGAAATGGGCGACGAGGAAGAATCTGAACACGAAGAAATCGAAGATCTCGAAGATCGTGTTGTTGATCTCGAAGACCAGTTAGATGCACTCATGGCTGAATTCGACGAACTCATGGCCGACGAAGAAGAAGAACATGAAAAAGATTATGACATGGACAATGAAATCGGTAGTGAAGAAGAATTCAGCGATGAAGAAATGGGTGAATCACTTGAAGAGAATGTTGAGCTCAAGAAAGTAACCAAAGGCATTGCTGGTAAAACTGAAGAAGGTAGTGTAAACAAGAAGTCTGTAAATGCAGATAATGCTGGCGCCAAAGGTGCCGCTGCAAAGCCACAGCAATCTTCAGGCGAAGAATCAGGTCGTAGTGCACCAGAAGTAAAAGCTGGCGATGGTACTACTGCACCTAATCCTCAAAAGGTTAAAGAGCCTAAGAAATCTGGCGAAGATTCAAGCGTAAACAGAAAAAGTATTTCAGGTTCATAAGGTAGGATAATAGCATGACTATCTTAAAAGAACATTTAAGTTTTGACGACGCCCGAGTACAATTGGAAGAATCCGATAATGGCAAAGGCGGTAAAGACTTATATATGAAGGGTATTTGTATTCAAGGTGATCAGCGTAATGCTAATCAACGCATTTATCCTGTTCGTGAGATTAGAAATGCTGTTAATACTCTAAATGAACAAATTAGAAAAGGTTATTCTGTTTTAGGTGAAATTGATCACCCAGATGACTTAAAAATTAATTTGGACCGTGTGTCACACATGATCACAGAAATGTGGATGGAAGGGTCAGACGGTTATGGCAAGTTAAAAATTCTCCCAACACCAATGGGTCAGGTTATTAGAACAATGCTTGAGTCTGGTGTAAAACTAGGTGTTTCATCTAGAGGAAGTGGAAATGTTAACGAAGCCACAGGACACGTTAGTGATTATGAAATAGTCACTATTGACATTGTTGCTCAACCAAGTGCCCCTGATGCATACCCAACAGCCATCTATGAAGGTATTATGAATATGAAAGGTGGCTTAAAAATGTTAGGTATTGCTGAAGAAGCTTGTGAGAACAAACGTGTACAAAAGTACTTGAAAGAAGAAGTAATTCGACTTATCAAGGAACTTAAAATTTAGGAGACTACAACATGCTAGAAGCAATCAAACAATTGCTTGATAGTAACGTTATTAACGAAGATACTCATTCTGAAATTATGGAAGCATGGGAATCTAAGTTAAACGAAGCTCGCGAAGAACTTCGTGCTGAATTGCGCGAAGAATTCGCTCAACGTTACGATCATGATAAAAAAGTAATGGTTGAAGCTCTCGATAAGATGATTACTGAAGGTTTGCGTGCCGAAATTGAGGAATTCAAAGAAGAAAAAGCTCAAATGGCAGCCGATCGTGTTAAGTTCCAAAAAGCAATGAAGGAACATGCTGCACGTTTCAATAATTTCATGACTGTTAAATTAGCTGAAGAAATTAAAGAATTACGTGACGATCGTAAGAAGCAAGCCGAAGGACTTAAAGCTGTTGAATCTTTTGTTTCAAAGAAACTAGCTGAAGAAATCACAGAATTTGCACAAGACAAAAAAGACCTTGTTGAAACCAAGGTACGTCTTATTGCAGAAGCACGTGAGCAGTTAGAAGATCTTAAGAAGCGTTTTATCGCTGAAAGCGCACAAAAGGTTCAAAATCACGTTAAGTCAAAACTATCATCAGAGCTAACAGCTTTACATGAAGACATTAAAGTTGCTCGTGAGAACAACTTTGGTCGCCGCATTTTCGAAGCATTTATGAGTGAATATCAAGCAACTCATCTTAACGAAAATGCAGAAGTCCGCAAGCTCAAAAAAGAAATCGAAGCCAAAGAAGCCCAAATTAATGAGGCAAAACAAAAATTGGTTAAAATGAAAGCAATTGCGGAATCAAAAGACCGACAAATTCGCATGATCACCGAAAACAATAAGCGTCAAGAAATTCTGACAGATTTACTTGCTCCGCTTAATGAAGATAAGCGTGATGTCATGCAAAAACTATTAGAAAGCGTGCAGACTGATCGTCTTGCAAATGCTTTTGAGAAATATCTACCAGCGGTACTTGCTAATAAGGCTGACGATGTTACTACTTCTAAAAAGCAAGTGGTTACTGAAAGCCGAAAAGAAGTAACTGGTGATAAATCTGCTAAGACTGTTAAGAACGACGATGCCAACATTATCGATCTTAAACATCTAGCAGGACTAAAATAAGTGTAAATAGGAGAAAACAGAAATGTCACAAGCACTATTAGAAAGCCGTTGGGACGAAGCCAAAGAAGCATTGCTCGAAGGCCTAGACGGCAACAAGCGTTCAACAATGAGCGTTATCTTAGAAAACACTCGTAAGCACTTGAAAGAATCTGCCACAGCGGGTGCTACTTCCGCTGGTAATATCGCTACACTTAACCGTGTTATTCTTCCAGTGATTCGACGTGTTATGCCAACTGTTATTGCTAACGAGTTGGTCGGTGTTCAGCCAATGGCTGGCCCAATTAGTCAAATTCATACCTTGCGTGTTCGTTATGCGTCAAGCATGACTGACAACAGTCTTGCTAACACTGACGTTACTGCTGGTGATGAAGCCCTAAGCCCATTCAAGATTGCTCAGGCTTATTCAGCTGGTGTTGGTGCTACCCAAAATGATTATCGTGGCGCTCCAACTGCCGCTCTTGAAGGTGAAGGTGGTCGAAACATTAGCGTTCAGTTGCTCAAGCAAACTGTTGAAGCTAAGACTCGTAAGCTCCAAGCTCGTTGGACTTTTGAATCAGCTCAAGACGCGCAGTCAATGCACGGTATTGATATCGAAGCTGAAATCATGGCAGCACTTGCTCAGGAAATTACTGCTGAAATTGACCAAGAGATTCTACTTTCTCTTCGTTCACTTGCAAGCACTGAGTTCACTTATGACCAGGCTCTTGTTTCTGGTACTGCTACATTCGTTGGTGATGAGCACGCAGCTCTTGCTGTTCTAATCAACCGTACTGCTAACCTTATTGCTCAGCGTACACGTCGTGGTGCTGGTAACTATGCTGTTGTTTCACCAGCTGCTCTTACTGTATTACAGTCAGCTACTACTTCAGCATTTGCTCGTACTACCGAAGGTACGTTTGAAGCTCCAACTAACACCAAGTTTGTTGGTACTCTTAACTCAGCAATGAAGGTTTACGTTGATAGCTATGCTAACGACAGTACTCCAGTACTTGTTGGTTATAAAGGTTCAAGCGAAGCTGACGCTCCAGCGTTCTACTGCCCATACATTCCATTAATGAGTAGTGGTGTTGTACTGGATCCAACCACATTCGAACCAGTAGTAAGTTTCATGACACGTTACGGTTATGTTGAACTTACTAACACAGCAAGTTCATTCGGTAATGCAGGTGACTACCTTGGTGAAGTTGCTGTTACCAACCTTTCATTCAGCTAATCACTGTTTGAAACCCAACTGTAAAAAGCCCTCTTCGGAGGGCTTTTTCTTGACAAATTGATTTAAATGTGCGTAAATAGCATATTATTTTGGATACCTAAATGAACGAAAAACAGCAGATATTAGAGTTAATTAAATCAAAACCAAAACATTACTCAAAAATAGTAAAAAACAATCCTGATTTAGATATCTGGGTACAAAATAATACATTAATTAAATCAGATAATTATGCTGAAATGATTTATAGTGCAATAAATCAAGATAATGGTTTTTGTAAGTATAACAATAAGAAAAAATTTAAAAATATAACTGTTGGTTTTATATGTTGTGGTCCAGCAGCTAGGTGTAAGTGTGCTAAAGAACAAGTTGCTAAAAGTGTTTCAAAAACTAAATCTTTATATACAGATGAGCAGAAAAAAGAAATAAGAAATAAAGCGAAAAAAACTATGCTCAAACGATACGGTGACGAAAATTATAATAACCAAGAGCAATCTAAGAAAACTATGCTCAAAAAATATGGTGTTGAATTTTATACTGAAACGGAAGAATTTATTGAAAAAACTCAGACTACTAATATTAAGAAGTATGGTGTTAAATGTACATTACAAAATAAAAACGTAAAACAGAAAGCAGAAGAAACAAAACGTAAAAAATACGGAAATCTAAATAATTGGAAAAAAGCTAAACAAACGAAATTAGAAAAATACGGAAATCTAAATAATTGGAAAAAAGCCAAACAAACGAAATTAGAAAAATACGGTAATGAGAATTACACTAATCGTGAAAAAGCCAAACAAACAATGCTCGAAAGATATGGCGACGAAAACTACAATAATATAGATCAAATAAAAAGAACGAAGCTGGAGCGATATGGTAATGAACATTATGTGAATTTAGAAAAGACAAAAAAGACAAAATTCGAGAGATATGGTAATGAACATTATGTGAATCCAGAAAAAGCAAAACAAACTTCAATGAGGCGTTACGGGACAATTAATGCTGCCCAAAAACATTTACCAATAGATGTTTACGAAATAATCGAAAATAAAGATAAGTTTAGAAAATTTGCTTCTGGAAAAACAAAAGCATTAATAGCATACGAATTGGGTATTGATTTTAATACAGTTACAGCATACGTTAAAAAATATAAATGTGACGATATCATTACAAATGGTAATAAAAGTAAATGGGAAGATTTGATAAAAAAGTATTTGGAAGATTTACATGTTGATTTTGTACAAAATACACGAAAAGTAATTCCGCCGTACGAACTTGACTTTTATCTACCAGAATTTAATGTAGCTATAGAAATTAACGGTAATTTATGGCATAGTGAACTTCGTGGTGGTAAAGGTAAAAATTATCACTTTAATAAATGGAAAGCATGTAAAGAAAAAGGAATAGATTTATATATGTATTTTGAAGATGAACTTAGAGATAATTTTGATATAATAAAATCTAAGATACGATACATAACACACAAAAATAAATTAGTTATTGGCGCTAGAAAATGTGAAATAAAAGATATAAATTATGATGAAGAAAAAGATTTTCTGAATACATATCATATTCAAGGTGCTAAACATTCACATGATAAAACAATTGGTGCTTTTTACAATAATGAATTGGTTGCTGTGTTTAGTTGGCAAAAAAAGAAAAACTATTTAGAAATAACTCGGTTTGCTACGAATTTAAAAGCAAGTTATCCTGGCTTGTTTAGTAAAATGATGAAACATATGATACAAGAGCTTAATTACTCGGGAAAGATTGTGTCATTTAGTAATAACGGACATAGTAACGGTGGTGTATATGCAGCCGCTGGATTTGTTAAAAGTAAAATATTCTCTGGTGCATATTGGTACACAAAAAATTATATAGAACGCGAAAACAGACAACGTTATATGAAATCAAAAATTGCTAAAAAATTCGGAATTGATGTTAGCAATAAAACTGAATGGGACCTAATGCAAGAATTAGGATATGATCGTATTTGGGATGCAGGGAAGATAAAATGGGAGTTGGAAATTTAATACCCAACTGTAAAAAGCCCTCTTTGGAGGGCTTTTTCTTGACAAAGGTAAAAAAACATGTTATCATCTCTTGCGAGATCGTAGGCTTAGGCAAGAGTAATGGATAAATATTCGTATGAGTAATTCAGACAATAAACCAAGAGCTGGTCTAATTCCATATTATCTTGATTCAAGAGGGAATGTTTTTATGCTATTCATGATTCCTTCAGATTCAGCGTATGGCGGCTCAAAACCACAGATTGCAAAAGGAAAAATTGATCCTGGCGAAACTCCTTTACAAGCTGCTATTCGAGAAGCACATGAAGAACTAGGTCTTAATCCATCAAATACTTTCAAAATTAGAAAACTTGGGGTCGAAACCAATCCATATAAAGCTGGGTTGCACCTGTACTTGGCACAAGTTAAAAACCCAACCAAATTTGATAAATTCTCTAACGAAACCGCCGAAATTCATTGGCTCACACCAGAAGATTTTGAATTTTTAGGTAGAAAAATTCACATTCCGTATGTTCAAAAAGCTGCTAAACTATTGACAAAATCATAAAAAATTGTTATACTTTTCTTGCGAAAAGCGCATACGTCAAAAGGCAAGAAATATGATTTTTCGAAAGTTCAAAAATCCGCTGGCATTTAACAATCATTGGCATCCCCTCCCAAAATTTCACAAAAATTCTGATTTTAATTTTAGCCGATATATTTACAAGATAAATGATATGGTTTTTGACAAAGATTCCGAAGAATTTCGAGACGCCTTATCTAAAATTGAAATGCTCAAAAAATTAGGCGGATGATCAATTTGAATGTATCATAATGAAAACATTTAATGAATTTTGTAAGGCTATGAATTGCCCAGAATATATTGAATGGGAATTTGATGTCAATGGTGATTCACCGTATATTTGTTCATCATGTCAGATAGTTGGTCAATCATATGATGTAGAAGAATACCCAAAAAATTGTTTATTCATTAACGAAATTAAATTATTCGAAAAAGATTACGAAAAATGGAAAACCTGGCAAAAGGTATCATTCAATGAAAAAAATTAAATATGAGAATCTTGAAGAAGAATTTTATAAAGTTAAACAACAGAATGGATTATTAAAACTTCATATTGGACAATTAAAAACCACAATAGAA